CACGAAATGTACCCTGAGGAGGATAATAATGAAGCTGCGGATTGCAGTTCATAAAGACTGCCGCAACAAAGAAAAGCAACCAGCTCATGGCTGGTTAAACATTGAAGAAAGCCTTAGTTGGCTACAAGGATGGGTGGGTGCTGGCTACGGCTGGTGCGCCACTCATTTTGTTGGACGCCACAGACGTGTAGATAATGCATCAGGCAGCAACCTAGTTGTCGTAGATATCGATGGTGACACTACCCTCGATGAATTCTGGAATACGGATACTGCTCGTAACTGGTGTCTTGCTACCTATACCACTGCTAGCCATACCGAAGCAGAGCACAGGTTCCGCGCTTTGTTTCCTCTTGGTATGCAGCTGACGTCTACATCACAGCATCGTGGTGCCTACTGGCTTGTAGTCAACCGTTTGTTTGCTGACCTCGGCATTGAAACTATCAAAGATAACTGTGGTCAAAAGCCAGAGCGTCTTTGGTATGGCAACACCAATGCTGACTGGCTTACTAATGAAGGCGCTCTTGTCCCTGAGTTTCTGCTGACTGACATTGACTATGACGACCCTACAGATTTTGTAGCGTCTGATGTTACTCAAGCAGACATCAATCGCTGTCGCTGGTTGCTCAGGAATTTCCTGACACCTTCAGAAGATGGCGAGTATGAGACACGCTACGTACCTGTGATGGCTGCTTGTGCTGCCATTGGTCAACCTCTCTTTGACGACTGGGTTGACTGGGTATTACGTGGCCACCATGGCGAGAAGAATGAAAACATTCAACCGTTCAAGTGGCGTGGCCTCGGTAACCATAGTGGACCTGCTAAATTATACTCACTAGCCAAACGACAAAATAGTAATTGGTCATCACAATTACCACCAGAGTTACGATTTGGTGCTGTTGGTTCGGCTGTAGGCTACATAGAATTTGATGCCTTACCAAACTTTGATGACGTAATTGATAACCTGGAGATGAAATTGGATCCTGAATTTGAACCAGTCCCTGATGCTTCTCAAGCTAAGAGAACTAAAGGACGCCCTAAGCGTTCTAGTAGTGACGCTGCTAAAGAACGTGAGAGAGATGTAGAAAAAGTCAAAGAAATTCTGAGCAACTTACGTAAGAACGAATTAACTGGTGCAATTGAATACGACGATGTTAATGGTAAAACAATTGAGCTAGAAGGCAATGACCTTGACTTGATGACTACCAAGCTTGCATGCGAGCACGGTGTCTTTATTCCTGAGCAACGTATTAAGTCTGCTATTCAATATGCAGCAGGTAAGAATAAGTATTGTCCTATCAGACGTTATTTAGATTCCTGTTCTGCACACGCTATTCCTCACAAAGATTGGGATCGTATTGGCGAAGTCTTTCTAGGTAATAAGCATCAGCTGTCAACGCTTGCTATGCAGCGAATGATGATTGGTGCAGTTGCTCGTGCCTATAACCCAGGCTGCTCTATGTCTTGGCTACCAATTCTTGTTGGTGCACAAGGTGTCGGTAAGTCTATGTTCAGCCGTAGTCTTGTCCCTGAAAAGCTCTTTGCTGAAGTCTCTACACCACTAGAGACTTTGATGAAAGAGCAATACAGATTGCACGTTGCTTGGTTGCTTGAACTACCTGAGATTGACCACTTCTTTCAGTCTCGCAACATTGAGAACTTTAAAAACCTAATCACGACACGTTGTGATGAAGTTAGGCGACCTTATGCCAGTCTTCCAGAGCGATTACTCCGTCGCTTTGTTATGATTGGCACGACTAATCGTAACCAGTTCCTTGTAGATAGCACTGGTAACCGTCGATTTGTTCCACTAGAAATTGGTAGTAATTTCCTTATTCCTTGGAAACAGATTAGTCAAGAACGTGATTCCCTTTGGGCATCAGCTGTTCAAGCCTATCGAGCTGGTGAATCATATGAATTCAACAGCGGTGAGATTGCACAGATTGCTGAATACATTCAAGAGTTCGGTGACCCCGACCCTTGGATGGAAAAGATTAGTCACTACGTCAGTCTGAAGGAAGAGGTTACAGCTGCTGAGGTTCTTACTAAAGCACTAGACCTAGACCCCAGACAACAAGGCAGGCGTGAAGCACGTCGTGTTGCTGATGTCCTACAAACACTCGGCTGGCGTCGTCTTAACACCTCACGTAAGGACCCTGTTACTAACAAAGTTAAATCTGTTCGTCTGTGGATTCGTCCTACTGACGACCCATTAACTGAGGACCATATCCTCAACGACTTCTAAACAATATATTTTTTATAATGAAATCAAATGAAATCCAGCTTGGGCTTCGCGTTCGCGTAGCTTCTAATGACTTAACTGCATTAGTTGTAGGTAAGCCTGAGTATTATACCCCCAGAGCTAAGTTAGTTCGTATAAAGTATGAGAACAGCACACGTTATGAATACATGATTAACCATCAGTTGACTGCATTACCAACTGAAGATCAGTATCCAGCGTTGGGCGGAACTTATGTAAACACTGAAAAACGTTTCTGATATGGCTGAAGCACAACCCAATAAACGTGTAGGCGGTCATGCTTATGGCAGACGTCATATGCAAATGTCAAACACTGCTGAAGAAGGTGAGCTGTGTATCTACAGCGGTCATTCACTAGGACGATTTAGCTCGCATTCAATGCGATATGACAGCCATCAGGCTTGCGTCCGTTGTGTCGCTTCTGCTCGTGAAGGATTGCTTTCCTTTGATATTGACAGACTGCTTAAAAAGTATAGGAACAAAGCATTAAAGTTTTGGTCACAAGTTGATATTGGTCAGCCCGATGAGTGCTGGAATTGGAACGGTGTCGTTAACCCACGTACCAAGCAGCCACAGTTTGCTTGGCGTAGGTCAGGTATCTCTACCTCAACGCAACACCATCCACAGCGAGTAGCTATGTGGTTTACGTGGGGTGATCTTGGCTTTACTGGTGTCAAGACAACCTGCGGCAACAAATATTGCTGCAACCCCTTTCATCTTATTCCACAGCATGTCGGAGTCTTTGTTGACCAAGATAGCTACATGGATTCTTTTGAACTTGCTTGTCAACTTCACACACTTAAGCAACAAATTGCTGAATATGTAATTGAAGAAGCTATAAAAGAAGAACAGAAGCGTGATGAAACTGCTGAAATCGAAGCACGAGCAGCAATGCTTCTGAACCCAGACACACAGTTTGGGGAACGCTTTGAAGCAGTAATGACTGATATGTTAGCTGGTAACCATATCTCACAAACTGAACCTAACGACCCTGGTTTGTTCAGAGCTCCTACAGATAACGAGGAGAATGATGAAAAACCCACAAATGAATTTTAAGTAACTTAAACTAATTAAAGAGTCATTCAATTATGTCAAGACGCACAGACTTACTTCAGCAACTTCTTCAGTCAGATAAATTTGGCGAAGAGAAACAGAACGAGCAAAAGTTCTTAGCTGCTACTGCTGAGCTTATTCTTACAGATTTAATTAATGTCGCAATGAATGGTGTTGAATCCTCAGGTGCAGGCTCCCTCGTTATTAACTTAGTTAACGATTCCACAACTTATATGTCTGGTCATGATGTTGAGATTGATTTAATCTCAGCAGAACGTGAAGAAGATACTGAGATTGTCGAGTTCTTGCGTAGCCTATTGCAGGAGATTGATGAGAATGACTGGTCTAAAAACGTATTAATTACATTGATCAGTGATGCTGGAACAAGAACATTTAGTCTCGAAGCAGGAGGGGGCCAAGAAAGCCTCCGAGCGGTCACAGCAGAATTTAGCGGATAAGCTAAAAGCTTCTGGACTCAAGCTGCCGTTATATCCCACACCTCAAATCATTGAGCGTGCACGAACAGTCATGGGTTCAATTGACTTTGACCCCACGTCTGACCCAGTTCAACAAGTGCTGGTTGATGCTACTTCAGTTCCATCTGTAGAAGCTAACCCACTGCAAGAACATTGGCACGGCAATGTATTTGTTGCACCTAAAGGGGCTGTAAGAACGACAAGGATATGGTTGAATAAAACGATTAATGAATATCGTAATCACCATATCAATAGCTTTGTATTCTTTACGAATGCTTCTGAGATTATGAGAGCAGCACCTGTGCTACTTGATTATCCTTTCTGCATTCCGTTTAAACGTGTCAAGCAGCTGCGTGCTACAGCTAAAGGCTTTGAACCAGTTTGCCCGTCAACGTGGAATATCATTGTCTATGGTCCACCCGTTGATGTAACGATTACTTCTGTAGATAAAGTCTCACTTTTCTATAACAGCTTCCGTGATATCGGTCGTGTCTGCCTTAATGAATTCACTGGTGATTCTTGGCAACGTGACCTTGACTATTACGACGAACGTAGGGGTAACGTCTAATGGTTAAACAGCTCTCACCTAGTGCTCTTTACGATTTACCATCTGGTAATCGTGTGCATCCTTGCAGGCTAATTCAAAGAGATGGGACTATTATGTGGAGGCACGCCGTCGTCTCACCATACAACGAATTGTTCTTACCTGAAACTGAAGCACATGAAGCACACATAATCAAAACTGCAGCACGCTTGGAAGAGCTGAACTGTTGGGCATCACAGGGCCTTGAGCCTTGGGACTGCCTTATTCCATTGATGTGGTACATACCAGTCCATCAACACATCCCTTTCTCTGAGGGATACGCTTGCACATTCAGACACGCCTCTATAGACACTAAAACATTGCTAGAAAAAATCCGCCCCCATATTCAAGAGTTTGAATCTCTTTCATATGCAGACGGAAACCTTTACTTTCAAAGATGTTAGCCGGCTAACGCCGGCCATATGTCAGTCGAGTTTATTAATCAATCGATTAAGATACCAAACGCTTTTCTCACAGTCTTGCTTTGGGTTGTCCTTAAGCCAGACACGTAAGAGATACTTCAGTGCTTGACCTTGTAGATAGCCTTCTGTAGTGCTAGGTGCATCACTAATGGCTTGCTCAATGATGTCAATGACTTCTTGACTGCCACGTGTGTAATGCGCAGGACTGTTGACCATATCTTTTGGACTATACCAGATATAAATTTCATCCTTACGACGTGCCGAGCTTTCATTCAAGCCTTCAATACCTTCAGGTGTGAGTGCATCATCTGTTTGATACTCTTCCCACATGTTGTACTCTTTAAACTTTGCATATTCTTCTTTGAACTTCTCGTAATCCATATGCCTCATTTGAACTCTTACTTCATTAATATAGAAACAAACGACTCAATATGTGAGATATGCCAGCACCAAAGTCAGACCCAACGTTTATTAAAGACAAAGATAAATACTTCATGGGACTTGCGAAACAAGTTGCTACTGGAAGCACGCACCCGATTGCACATGGTGGTTGCGTTATTATTCGCGACCGTGAAATCTGTGGTGACGGCAGAAGCATCCTTGCTGATTGCAAAGTAGAAATTGATTGCATTACCTACGCCATTGCCACTGCTTGTAAACGTGGCACACCAGTGACTGGAGCTGTTATCTACTCCACTCGCTATCCATTTTCTGCATCTGTCTTTCAGTTATATCTGATGGGCATTCGTAAAATCGTAGTCCTTGCTCACGAATGGGAGCCTTATTACAAGGACGAATTCAGACGTGCGGCACGATTAGCACGGGAACTAGCAATATCAATTGAACCACTTTTTGAAGATGACGACCAACGTTTTAGCACCAACCACAACGCGCCAACGTTCGACGAACGTGAACGACAATTCGCAGATAAAGACCTCTATACGGCAAGCCCGGCAGAAGCAAATGCTTTCAGCCCTACAGAACTTACAGAACAATCTGATGACACAGACAGCACTTCTCTTTGACCTTGAGTCCACTGGCCTCTTGCGTCGTGGCTCAAAAATTCACTGCATCGTTGCACGTGACTTAAGTGATGCATCTACACCACTCGTGTGGGATGCACCACGACTTGATATTGATGACGGTATTGAACGTCTGCGCCGCGCTGATGTTCTTATTGGTCACAATCTTCTCGGCTATGACATACCTCTAATTAAAGAAGCGTATGACTTTGACTACCAAGGTCAGGTTATAGATACTCTTGTTCTTAGCAGACTGTTCTATCCACACATTGCTGACCGTGACCACGAACGTCGGCCACTTGGTATGCCACAAAAGCTTTATGGCAGACACAGTTTGGAAGCGTGGGGTCACAGGCTCAAGTGTTTCAAAGGCGACTATGGTAAACACGAAGGTGCTTGGGCTGTATACACCCCAGAAATGCTGGACTATGCAATTCAAGACACACTTGTCACACTGAAACTATACGAATTAATGCTTCGCAGGATGAATGATTATGCTTGATTTTGTAGAACTAGAGCTACGTATGGCTGAGCTAATGTCTCAGCAAGAAGCCTCAGGGTTTCGCTTTGACGTAGAAGCTGCTGAGCGTGTACGCAATGAACTCTCTGCTGAAATGCAGGAGCTAGAAGCTGAGATTATTAAACGCTTTCCCTATGTGCCGGGAAAAGTATTTTCGCCCAAGCGTCAGAACAAAGCTAAGGGTTATGTAGCTGGTGCACCATTTACCAAGCTGACTGATTTCAAGCCGACCAGCAGACTTAATATTGCTTGGGCGCTGCAGCAATTCCGTGGTGCTCGTTTTACCAAGGTGACTGACTCTGGTAAGCCTAGAGTTGATGAAGCGACCTTGTCTGAAGTTAGAGACCAAGCACTTGCTGCATCAAATTCCATAGAAATAATTACTTCTGGACCATCTTCTATTACTGACAGATTAGAAACTGAGAAAAAAGTCAAGCGGTTACGAGAACAAGCACGTTTACTCCATGAAGAGTGCGAGATGTTTATACGTTTGCTCACGCTGCAGAAGTGGCTAGGACAGCTATCTGAGGGTACTAACTCCTGGTTCAATAAGATTGAGGAAGACCAATGTATACACCACAGCTGCAGCCTTGCTACACAGACAGGCCGTAACGCTCACCGTGGTCCCAACCTTGGGCAGGTAGTCAGTGCACCGTGGGCACGTCAGCTATTTATTCCGCACCCTGGCCACGTGATGGTCGGTGCTGACTTGGAAGGGCTGGAACTTCGGGCGCTCGGGCACTACCTATCCGTGTTTGATGAGGGGGCCTTTGCTGACGTTGTTTGCAACGGTGATATCCACCAGCAGACCGCAGACCGCGTGGGATGCACAAGGTCACAAGAGAAGCCGCTGATCTACGGCTTCATCTATGGGGCGGGTGATGTCAAGCTTGGCCATATCTTACACCCTGAGTATTCCGATGCACAGAAGAAAGCACTTGGCTCTGACCTACGTCGTAAGCTCCTTGACGCAATCCCTGGACTAGAACTACTGATTAATGCAGTGAAGCTGAAGGTGCGTGAAACTGGCAAGCTCAAAGGTCTTGATGGTCGTCCAATCTTCTGTGACGGCGAGCATAAGTCACTCAACTATTTACTCCAATCATGTGGAGCCATCCTCAGCAAGCGTTGGGTGGTAGTTGGGCAAGATTTGCTTGACCAGGCAGGACTTACATACAACCGTGACTACACTCGCTGTGCCTACGTGCATGATGAAGTTGTTATGAGTGTGGTACCAACTGAAGCTGACCATGTCCACCAACTATTAGTACAAGCCGCACCAATTGCTGGCCAATATTATAAGTTTCGTGTCCCTATTAGTGCTGCCGGGAACACAGGTAGGCACTGGAGCGATGTTCACTAATACCTCACTTATAATCGTTCACGGTAAAGGTTTGTAAAATAGTATTGTGATCTTTAATCTTCTCGGAGGATTATGGAGAAGATTATTGAGTTGATTACTCGTCTTGTTAATCCAGGCAAGACTTGGGGCGATTTTTTACAAAAAATAATTTCAGTATTACTTCTCACTTTTCTTGGGGTGTATGCTTTTAATGAGTATGAAAATAAAACCAATAAAAGTCATTGGGATGATTTGCCACTTCATGTAGCTATTAAAAAAGATGGTAGAAAAGAAGAGGTTCAGATCTATTTAAACAGACTGCTTGCAGCTGATAAAGATTTAATATCTGTTTGGGTTTATAGCTGGCCAGATGCACGAACTTTGATTCCAGCCGCTAATGCAGGTGGCCATAATGATCCAGTTCCTTTAGGCTATTTTCGTAGAACTGATTCCACATTAGTTGGAGAATTAGTGATGGAGTTCTGTGATTGTTTGAATCGTCCTAGTCAAAAATTATTAGCGTGCCCGATCATGGCTGAAAATGATGCATGGGGTGTAGTTGTATTCGAACACAAAGTAAATACTGATCGTCCTAAAAAGTATAAAGCAACCTATATAGCTTTGGCTCATAAATTGTCTCACATTATTTATGGATATCAGCCTATGGTTAATACTGCCGGTCAAATAAGTAAGCACTAGGGCGATGTCCATTAATATCTCTCAATCTTTACTGTTAGTAGCTATATTATTCGTATGCAAAACAATGCCTATATTTACTATCAAGAAGAACGTTGCTAAAGGTAAGCTTACGCATCACAAAGGTCATAAATGTATTAGACTATAAATACGTTGAACCGCTACACATTCGCGGTCGCAAGTAGTTTGATGAAAGCAAACGAAGCAACGGGAAACTACATCTCACTAGGAGTTTCCAAATGTCAAACGTTCAAATTATGAGCATTGAATCTGCTCGTAAGCAAATGGCGCGTGCAAAAAAAGAACTAGAGCGTGCCCGTATTTTTGATACCCACTACCGTGGCGTTAAGTCCACCACTCATGCTAAATCAGTAGAACATCACGGAAAATTTGTTTATCGTGGACACGCTTACACTAAATAAGAACAGTAAGTCATCCCTCCTAACGGAGGGTTTTTTTTTACGTTTTTTTTTCTGCAACTATCCCTTACTTATCTCTCTTGTAATTGAATGTTATCACTAGCAATGTAATTAATTCAAAGACTGCTAGGTAACTTAATAAAGATTAAGTTATGAACTCAGATTAGTAGTTGCAATGGATTTGAGATATTAGTAAGCGTTAAAATTCACTCAATACCTT